CAGGAACTTCTCAGCTTCAATGGGGTGGCGGCGGTGGTAATAACATTACTTTTGACGTTGCCGCTAACTTAAATCCCGCTAATGCTCAAGTTGATATAAGTCCTACGGGAACAGGGACTGTACGTATTAATCCAGCTACATTGTCCTCTATGAACAATGTGACTATTGGAGCTACTACAGCTGCTGCTATCACAGGAACTACTATTACAGCTACAACTTACGCAGGTGGTAATACAAGTAACTGGAATACTGCTTACGGTTGGGGGAATCATGCCTCAGCAGGATATTTAACATCTTCGTCTACTTTAGACGCTTCTAAACTTTCTGGGACTATCGACGGGGGAACCTACTAACGTACTTAATGTACTGAAGGAAATATATTATGGCAGCAACAATTAAGATTAAAAATAGCTCTACAGCCTCAGCTGTACCTACCTCTAGTGATTTGGTACAAGGTGAGTTGGCTGTTAACGTAACAGATAAGCGTCTATTCACTGAGAATGCTTCCGGTACTGTCGTTGAACTAGGTACTAACCCTTCTACAATCACAACAACTACTGTTAACGGCTTGACAGTCGGCAAAGGCGCTGGCGCTGTATCTACCAACACCGCTGTTGGTGCTAGTGCTTTGCAAGCAAACACAACTGGTGCAGGTAACACCTCTTTGGGTTATCAAGCCGCTTACAACACCACCAGTGGAGGAGGATTAACCGCTATTGGTGGACAGGTGCTTTACAACAACACGACAGGTACAGACAACGTGGCTGTGGGTGGCTATCGCCCAGGCTCCACCCCGTCTGCCATGTCTTCAAACACTACGGGTAATAACAACGTAGCTGTGGGAAGTGCGGCGCTTGCAAACAACACCACATCCTCACAAAACACCGCTGTGGGCTATCAAGCAGGATATAGCAACACAACAGGTGACCGCTTAACGGCTTTCGGTAAAGATGCTGGCTACAGCAACACAACAGGCGCATACAACACAGCACTTGGCGCTGAGGCTTTGAAGGCAAATACAACTGGCGCATCAAACGCAGCAGTTGGTTTACAAGCGTTGTATTCAAACACCACAGCCTCTAACAATACTGCTGTGGGTTTTCAGGCTGGGTTTAGCAATACAACAAGCAATTCATTGGTTGCAGTTGGTCAAGGCGCAGCATACTCATCAACTGGTGCTGGTAACGTCTGTGTGGGAACGGTTGCTGGCTATGGCTTGACTACAGGCACATACAACACATTTGTTGGTTCTAATGGTTCAACTGGTGGTTGTGGTTATTACGTCACAACAGGCTCTAAGAACACCATCCTCGGCGGCTACAACGGCAACCAAGGCGGTTTAAACATCACAACATCAAGCAACTACATCGTACTGTCTGATGGGGATGGGAATCCACGGGGTATCTTTGACTCCACTGGTAGTTTTATGCTTGGTACTACGACAAGCGGGCTACATAATTCAAATTCTGTCGTAGCAATTCCATACAACGGCTCAGTTGTTGGTCAAATTGTTTGCAATCACGCTAGCAGCACAGGCTCTGGTGAAAGGTTCGCCAAGTTTGGTTATAACGGCGGTGAGATAGGTAATATTTCACAAAGCGGCACAACTGCGGTTTCTTACAACACGACTTCAGACTATCGGCTAAAAGAAAACGTACAGCCTTTGTCCGGCGCTCTTGCTCGTATTGCAGCATTGAAGCCATGCACATACACATGGAAAGCTGCTCCTGAAGAAATTGGTGAAGGCTTCATTGCTCATGAACTTGCAGAGGTTTGTCCTCACGCTGTAACAGGCGAGAAAGATGCTGTGGATGAGAAAGGCAATCCTAAGTACCAAGGCATCGACACATCATTCTTGGTGGCTACATTGACTGCGGCTATTCAGGAATTGAAAGCAGAGTTTGACGCATACAAAGCAACCCACCCTTAAGGAACTGACATGATCGAACTAACAACTGAAGAACAAATCGCCAAGCACTACTCTGCCTGCATGGACAGCGTAGCCCTCATCAACGCTGGTCAACCTGAAGGCATGGAAGACGCTGAGTGGGCTGACACTGTTGCACGCAACAAAGAGCACTTGAACATCATGCTGGCTAAGGACTTCTGGACTGACGAAGACCTGACGCCTTTGCAAGCTGCTGCCGTGGGTGAGTGATGGCTTCAGAACATGCGGCAACTGAGACAGGAGTAGCTCTGGCAACTAAGGCAGCACCTCCGGTGACGGTAAGCATAGCTACTGTGGCTGGTTATCAGGTATCGGAGCTGGTTCTATGGGCTACTTTGATCTACACCACGTTACTTATTGGTCATAAAGTGTACCAAATTTACGCTGAAGTAAGTAAAAACGTAAGTAAAACACTTGACAATTAAGTAAAATTAAGATAGGATACACACATTATGGCACTCACAACTCTTCTCAACGGTGTAACAGCTACTGGCGCTTCTTTGTCAGTAGGTACTGATAGTAATAAACCAGCTTTTATTCAGATCTCTGGCCTCACAGTAGGTACTGTAGCTGCTCAGGGTAGCGTAGACAACACTAACTGGGTAACTATCGAGACAGCTCTGACTGCCAACGGTATTATCACTATTGCTAACCCTCCTCCCTTCATCCGTGCTAACGTGACTGCTTACACCTCAGGCACTATCACAGTAAAAGCGAGCGTCTAAGATGGCTACAACTAAGAAGCAAAACGCTAAAGTAGGTAAGGTTATGGGCGAGTACAAAGAAGGTACTCTCCATAGTGGCAAGGGTGGCCCTGTCGTTACCAATCGTAAGCAAGCTATCGCTATCGCCATGAGCGAGGCTAAGATGCCTCAACGTGGTCAACGCACAGCTAAGAACAAAGCCAAGAAGAAGTAACTATGGCTACTTACTTAGATACAGTTAATAATGTGCTTCGTAGGTTGCGTGAACCTACAGTGCAGAGCGTTGACGATACTCCTTACTCCTCTATGATTGGTGTTTTGGTCAATGATGCCAAGCGTGAAATAGAGGATGCTACTGAGTGGAATGCTTTGTCTTCTACTGTCACAGTTAGCACAGTTGCTGGAACCCACAACTACACTTTGACAGGCGCTGGTACTCGCTTCCGTGTCATTGATGTGGTTAACGACACAAACAACATCTTGTTGCAGAATGCTCCTACTTCTTGGATGACTCAACGCTTCTTGTTCACTTCGGACAATGACAGAGGCAGTCCAATGTACTACAACTTCAACGGTGTAGATACTAACGGAGACACACAAGTTGACCTCTTTGAGCGTCCTGATGGCGTTTACTCTATTCGTTTTAACTTGGTTATCCCACAAGCTGAACTGTCTACTAACACAACACGTGTCCTAGT